CTGATTTAGAGAATCTTTTCCAAGCAGCTATGCTATGGTTCTGGCAGCCTATTTGCATATGAGTTTCAGAGATAGCTACGGGCCAAAGTAGGCCATGGATAGCTAGTAAGTTTACTACGTTATTTGCTGTAGTAACGTCGGTTTTCCATCTAGCTATAGCATTACAATAACTACAACTATTACAATGATTACAATCATTACAACTATTACAATGACTACAATAACTACAACTATTACAACCATTACAGTTATAACAATAATTACAATCATTACAGTTATTACAGTTATTACAGTTATAACAGTTATAACAGTTATAACTGTTATAACAACCGATGTTGTTGAAATTCATACTTTCCCAGTTAGGGTAAATTTCTGCAAACCTTACAGAAACTCCGTTTATTGATTTATCCTCCCTCTTAAGAAAGTCCTTGTAGGAATTAAAAATTTCAGTTTTATTAGCAGTATTGCTGGTGTTGCTAGTAGTGTTCATAATTTAAGTACCTGTTAAATAAGTGATGCGTCAAAAATCTGGCACGAAATGGCATGATGTGCCATCACCTGCCAGTATGCCAGAATGCCAGAGGGGTGTCAAGGGGTGTATTAGTGTCCCTGTGCGGCGCCCATATATAGCTAGCAGCCTGTATAGTAGGGTAGCTAGGTAAGTAGCGGGATACAGAGGTAGCTATTAGTGCCCCTGCCCGGCAAAGGTAGCTATTAGTGAGTGTATATAGGAGTAGCTAGGTAGCAGTACCTGTATGTTAGTAGTTATATATGCATAGGTATATAGAAGTAGTTATATAGTATACTGTCTTAGCGGGGTATATGGGTGTGTTTAATTTTTAAATATAAATAAATATACACCTAGTAATATACAGAGTTACATACAAGGTGAGAGATACAATGATGGATAGAAGGCTAGTAATAGTGAGATATACAGAGAGATATAAATAAGGATAGAAGGCCGAAAAGGGGACCGAGAGACCGGGCAAAAAATGCTCTGGCATTCTGGCAGATTGGCATTTTCTGGCAGGAAATGGCATTTTGGCAAAATCTGCCAGCGCGTGCCAGAAAGTGAAATCATCTTATTTAGTAGACAATAAAAAGCCCGCAATTAAGCAGGCTTTAATAAGTAATTAAGTGAGCAGTAATGAATTACTAGCTAACAACTCTGCGAAGTAAACAGCGCCAGAAACTCTACAACTTCCTTAAAACTTCTTTTCTCTGCAACAATGATTCCGTCAAAGCGAACAATCCAAACATCATTCAAGCGCAGAATGTTAACTGAGTAATCAGCAAAGTCATTCTTTTTATGCGGGTAAGAGCGATTGTAATTACTGTAAATGATCATAGTAATTTCTCCTGCAGTTAATTACAGATAAGGGATCAAAGTGCAAGCAGCAGATCATTTTCCTTAGTTTGCATGTTATTCAATCGAGCAATAAATCTTTTCCCAAGTAATGAATCAGCTGCTCCACAAGTTTCAATGCAGCGAATCATTGCATTGCAATCTTCCTGCTTAATAAATGTTTTACCTGATGCAAGAGATACAAATTTTCCCTTATAAGCAGCTAAAACATTCTCCAGTTTCTGCAATTCAGCTTCGCTTGAATCTTCATTCAAACCTAAGCGAGTTGCAAACGCTTCAGCTAATTGAGGCCCAAGAGCAGCAGCAAACCAAGCTTCAATTTTAGCTGCATTCAAACGAGCGCCAAGCTCTGATTCTTCCAGCTTTTCTATAATCTTATCCAAGCTGAGAGATTCACAATATACATTTAACACATCGTTTTTATGCAGCTCTTTAATTGCTGCATCTTCCAGAGATTGCAACCAAGTGAGAACATAAGGGGAAAGTTCATTAATCCGCCCTACAATCAACTCTTCAGTAAGATGCTTGCAAGGAATGCGAACATAAGAGTTCTTATTTTGTCGCTCTCCTTTATAAAGGCACTTAACAATTCTGGTGCCTTCTATTTCTGGAATATCAAGCTGTCCAGAATACGCGCGGAATTCACCTAAAGCTTCACCAAGAGCCTTAAGAGTAGTTGCGATCAGAGTAGTGCTAGAAGTTGAAGTATTCATAATAATCACCTGTAAGATTTATGAGTTATAAGTTATGAACTAGCGAACGCTGCAAAAAGCCGTTGCCTTTCTACAATTCCAATACTACGCTCATCTACAACAGTTGTAAATAACTAATTTTCTGATTCCTCCAAAATACTCCAAAATAGCCCCTATCCCCCTGCCTACCCCCTGTCTTATTCAACACTCCGCTGCTGGGCGCTACCCCGTATATTACTTCTGACCTATCCCGCTCCTACCTACCCTGCCTACCTACCCTGCCTCTAATCTAATTTAGTATTCTCTAATTTAGCTTTCCCTATATTAACTCTACCTAAATTAGATGGAGGGGGATGGAAGCCTTTTTGCAATCCGAAGCCGCCCCTATCCTAAAGAGCCAGCTACATATTCCTAAATTTTTCTACAAAACCACTTCTAAATAAGAACTACCTCCTGATTCCTACCTCCATTTATTTACTTCCTTCCCCTATACTACTCTCATAAGTCAGTACATAAGTCAGTACATAAGTCAGTTAACCTATACAACGAAGCGACGCAGCTATGAATACTACTACTGCTCTCAGCGAAGAACAGCTATCTTTTAAGGAGGGATCGGAAGATGCCATATTGGAAGCGTTAGGAGGCTCCAGCAGCATTGCAGCTTCAGCAGCTAAGAAAGCACTAACAGATCCCAGCTCTCATTACTCTCCCGGCACTACCAGTAGCGTAGAGGAGAAAGCTCTGCAGTTACTAGGTAATGGAGTGCCTAGCGAAAGTGTAGCTTCAGCACTAGGAGTCACACCTGCTCGTATTTCACAGCTGCTAGCAGATGAGCATTTTGCACAGAAAGTAGCAGCTCTTAGATACGAAACCCTGCAGAAGCATAACGCAAGGGATTCTCGCTATGACAGTATTGAAGATAAGCTGCTAGAAAAGCTAGATAAGAGCTTGCCTCTGATGGTTAAGCCGGAAACAATCATGAAGGCTATTAACATAGTCAATGGAGCTAAGCGCAGAGGCAGCAGCGCCCCACAGCAGACAGTTAATCAGCAGAATGTAGTTAACCTAATCCTTCCGCAGACAATAGCGCAGAAGTTCTCGGTTAACATTAACAATCAAGTTACTAAGGCAGGGGACCAATCCCTATTAACCATGCCCTCTGGTAACTTACTTAAACAAGTGGAGCAGGCAACAGCCAGTAGATTGGAGGCTCCTAACTCAGAAGATACTTCAGAGTATTAACTAAAGAAAGCGGAGGGTATTCCAGTGTACAGACCTAGAGGTACGGTACCTTCCTTGGAGGAGCTGCTAGCGAGAGTGAAAGGCAAGAAGCCTCCTGTGCCTGCTCATGTTAAGAAGCCATACTCAACCTCTGACATTGCCGCTGCTAGGGCAGTACTGGATAGACTCTTATCTCTCCCAGCCAGGAGTGAGGTAAGCTCACATAAAGAAGTACCTACACAAAATAACGAGGATAGGTTATGAGTAAGTACAGAGACAGAGATGCGGAATTAATGGAATCCTTAGGAGGTACTATGCCTCCTTCCTCCGCTCCGCCTCCTGTATCTTCTTACCAAGAAAAAACTCCTCGCTTACCTAAAGGTTTCTCTCCCTCCTCAGTAGCAGAGTCTCCTCTTATAGAAGAAGTATCCCAAATAGGAGCTTCAATAGATGAGATTCAAGCCTTAGCTAAGGCGGACTTAGATTTCTTAGCTGCATTGATAATGCCTCTGGTATTCAAATACACCTTTCCTCCTGTATTTAAGGAGGGTGTATGGGCCTGGCTGCTTAGTTACATCACTCAACCTCGTATCTTCCCGCAGCTGGCTCTTGGTTTACCTCGCGGTTTCGGTAAGTCAACACTCATGAAGATCTTCCTGCTCTACTGCATCTTATTCACTGATCGCAAATTCATTCTGGTAGTAGCAGCTACAGCGAAACTAGCAGAGAATATACTGAGTGATGTAGTAGATATGCTGGAGGAGCCGAATATTATTGCAGTGTTCGGGGATTGGAAGTTAGGAGTCGAGAAGGACACTCAGGCTCTAAAGAAGTTTGGCTTCAGGGGGCGTAATATTACCCTAGCTGCAGCTGGTGCGGAAACTTCAGTACGGGGCCTCAACATTAAAAACGAGCGCCCCGATGTTATCTTAATGGATGACATTCAAACTAGAGAGTGCGCAGACAGTCAGGTGCAGTCAGAATCATTAGAGAGTTGGATGATTGGTACTCTAATGAAAGCTAAATCTCCTACCGGCTGCATGTTCTTATTTGTAGCGAACATGTACCCTACTAAGCACTCCATTCTTCGCAAACTTAAAAATAACTCCACTTGGATTAAGTTCATCGCTGGCGGTATTCTTGCAGACGGGACTTCTCTGTGGGAGGAGTTGCAGCCTATTAAGCAGCTCACATCTGAGTTTGAAAACGACTTAGCTATGGGCCACCCGGAGATATTTTACAGTGAAGTACTTAATGATGAAAATGTCTCAGCTAACAACCTTATCGACCTTAGTAAGCTACCAGCTACCCCTCACGAAGATGGGGATATACCTGGCGGCAATTTCATTATTATTGATCCTGCTACCGATAAGTTAGGCTCAGATGCAGTCTCCATAGGTTACTTCGAAATCCACGATGCTAAACCTATGCTGATGAAGATAGAGGAAGGCAGGTTCTCCCCAGGGGAGACAATCCGTAAATCTCTTACTTTAGCTCTTCAGCATAACTGCAGACTTATAGCCTGCGAAGCAAACGCCTATCAGTACTCTCTCCTGTATTGGTTCGAATTTATCTGTGAGCAGATGGGTATTATAGGTATTGAAGCAGTTCCTATTTATAGCGGTGCTCGCGCTAAGAATGCCCGCATACTAGAGATGTTTAAAGCCTATGCAGCCGGAGAGCTTTATGTGCACGCTGACGCAAAACTAGATGTGCATATGCAGATCACTCAGTTCAACCCACTGAAGAAAGATAACACTGACGGGCTGCTTGATCTGCTAACTTACGCCCCCCGCGTAGTGCAAGAATTTGCCGAGTTCATAATTGCAAATAACATCATAGAATCTCAGGACTTTTCAGCCATAGAAGTACCTGAAGATAATTGCTGCTTTTGACCTATAACTTAAGAGGAAATCCGCCATGACCACCTTTATTGCTAAGTTACTTGCTAGTACACTGACTCAGAAACTAGCGAAAGTAATCCTTATTACCCTACTGACTGAGCTTGCTAAGCGGTCGGATAATAAGATTGATGACGAGATTGTAGCCGCTGTTAAGGAAGCACTGCAGTAACATTGCAATTTACTGCGGCCTGCGATCCACCAACTTAAGGGACCGCCGCGCCAGCTGACCGCAAAGCTGACTAAACGAGGCGCAGGTGCCTGTTGTCAAGAACGTTTCGCGAACCCTAGCGTAGCGGGTGAGCTAAACTTCTTGACAATAGGTAGCGCCGAAGTTAAGCTTTGCAGGCGGTCAGCCTGAGCAAGGTCCCGGTAACCCTTCAGAGTTTATAACCTATGAAGCGTAAATCATCTTCTGTAGAAACTTCCTTCCATCCTATTATTACTCAACTACTCTTTGAGCTGGACGAGTTATACATAGGATGGAACTCCGAGTTAATAATCACCTCAGGGAGTGAACATACTGTTGCTCATTCTCGTACTTCTCTCCATTATGCTACTCCGGCTTGTGCTGTAGATATCCGTACTTGGGATAGCTCTACAGGTAGAGGTAAAGTACCCTCTCCAGGGGTGCAAGCCATAGAAGTAAGAGAGGTAGCTAAAGCATTCTGTGAGCTACTTTCTATTCCTAACAGCTGGATAGAGGTGATCCTAGAGTCTGACCATATCCACATAGAGTACCAACCTAAGCGCACCCCTTAAGCAGGAAACAAAACAATGGTAGCTTCTACAGTAGTTCCTCTAAGTAATAAATCTCAGCTTGCTTTTATAGAGTACTATAGAAGCACTCAGGATCTGCAGAATGTAACTCGTCAGTCTATGCGCAATAAGTTTGAGCGTATAGACCGTACCTACCAGCGAGAGATGGATTTAACCCAAGAGCAGCAGGATGCTAAATCTGCCAACCGTGCAGGGGATACTTCTCGCTTTCAGAACATTACAGTGCCTGTAGTTATGCCGCAGGTAGAGGCTGCAGTAACTTATCAGACCTCGGTTTTCCTTACTGGAGATCCTCTATTCGGGGTAGTAGCTCCTCCTGCTTTTATTAACGAAGCTATGCAGCTTCAAACTATTCTCGAAGAGAACTCTATTAGAGGAGGTTGGGCACGTGAGCTTATTCTATTCTTCCGTGATGGCTTTAAGTATAATTTCGCTCCTTTAGAGGTAACTTGGGCAGAGGAGGTATCTTATTCAGTAGAAACTAACTTGGATAAGGACATTAAGCGCGGCACTCCTAAAGAAGTACTTTGGAGTGGTAATCGTATTCGCCGCTTAGATCCTTATAACACCTTTGTAGACACCCGCGTACCTCCTTCTGAAGTATACAAAAGAGGAGAGTTTGCAGGCTACACAGAGTTTATGAGTCGCATTGAGCTTAAATCCTTCATTGCTTCTCTCCCTGATAAGATCATTGCTAACATTAAACCTGCCTTTGAATCAGGATTAGGCGGAGGCGCAGGAGCTAATGATGCTTCTGCTCGTAACTTCTATACTCCTTCTATTAATCCTGATGTAGTAGAAGATGACTATGTGCGAGGAGGAACTAACTGGCTGCGTTGGGCTGGGCTGTCAACTACCCGTAACACCAACATTGAATACAAAGACTCGTATGAAGTAACTACATTGTACTGTAAAGTACTTCCTTCTGAGTTCGAAGTACGTGTACCTAACGCCAATACTCCGCAGATCTATAAGCTTATCATTGTAAACCACGAGCATATTATCTATGCCGAGCTGCAAACTAATGCTCACACTTACCTGCCTATCTTCATCGGGCAGCCCCTAGAGGATGGTTTAGCTTATCAGACTAAATCACTTGCAGATAACGGAGCGCCTTTTCAGGAAGTTGCCTCCACCTACATGAACTCTATTATAGCTTCTCGTCGTCGTGCTATTAGCGATCGAGTTCTATACGATCCTTCTCGCATTACAAGCGCTCATATTAATTCCCCCAACCCTTCTGCTAAGATTCCAGTGCGCCCTGCAGCTTATGGTAAGAACCTAGCAGAGTCAGTATATCAGTTTCCTTACAGAGAAGATCAAGCTGCTAGCTCTATGCAGCAGATTCAAACTCTTCTGGGGCTGGCTAACTCTACTGCTGGACAGAATCAAGCTCAGCAAGGGCAGTTCGTTAAGGGGAATAAAACTCTACATGAGTTTGAGTCTGTTATGCAGAACGCTAATGGCAGGGATCAGCTGGCTGCAATATTGCTAGAGCATCAATGCTTTATTCCTATTAAGCAGGTGCTTAAACTTAATACGCTGCAATACCAAGGAGGTACTACTCTTTACAATCGAGATAAGCAAGTAGAGGTAGAGATTGATCCTGTAGCGTTGCGCAGGGCTGTACTTAATTTCCGCATCACAGACGGTTTGATTCCAGCCTCCAAAGTACTTAACACTGATGCTTTCTCTGTAGCTCTGCAGGTATTCGGCTCTTCTCCTGCTATTGCTCAAGGATACAATATTCCTCAGTTCTTCTCTTATATTATGAAGACCCAAGGAGCTGAGATTACTGACTTTGAAAAATCTCCTGAGCAGCAAGCTTATGAGCAAGCAGTATCTCAGTGGCAGAGTATTATGCAGTTAGCAGTAGAGAAAGGAATCGATCCTACTACCCTTGGAGCTGGACCTATGCCTACTCCTGAGCAGTTTGGTTATGATCCTCAGCAGAATGCACCAGCTCCGCAACAATCACCGCAAGCAGCGCCCACTAACCCAACCCAAGCAGGTCCACAATAATGGCTACACTGGCAGCTAACGACTTCTCCTCTTATGTACTTACAGAGGAAGAAATCATCCAAGGGCAGATATTAACTATTGCCCAAGAGCAGGTTATTCAAAACCTGCTATCTGATTGCGCTATGGAGAAAATAGCTCTTTCCTATGATCCTAATAATACCACTGCGTTCGCTCAACAGGAAGCTTATAAGCGTGGACAAATGGATGCACTTCGTTATATACTGGATTGCTCATTAGCTGCAAAAGAGATGCAACTCTTTAAGGCTAATAACCCTGAAGCTTAACCCTGCACTACTTCCCCTACTTACTACCTACTAAGAGAGATACTATCATGGGCCTTTTCGATCTGTTTACTTCCGCTCCAGCTCAACAGCAGCAACCTGCTCAACAGTCTGCTCAACAGCAGCAACCTCCTACTGCAGCTGCTCCCGGTAACATCCCTGATCAAACAACTTCTGCTACTCAGGCTAATCAGGCTACTGCACCTAACGGAGTAGTTCCTGCCGGAGCTTCAGATTCCCCGCTGGAGCAGTTTAAGGACTTGTGGAATACTGCACATGTGGACGGTAAAGAAGGAGCAGCAAATAAACAGCAGGCTCCTACTATTACTCCTGAAGCTCTGCAGCAGGTAGTATCTAAAGTAGACTTCTCCAAGACGCTCACTCCCGATATGCTGGCTAAAGTAGCAGCAGGTGGAGAAGATGCTCAGTCTGCTTTTGCTCAAGCTATGAATCAAGTTGCTCAGCAAGTTATGATTCAGTCTACTCTGGTTAATAACAAGCTTACTGAACAGGCTGTAGCAGCTGCTATTGCTAATCAGCAAGCAAGTATTCCTGAGCTGCTACGCACCCAAGCAGCCTCTGACCACCTTAAGACTACCAATCCGCTATTCAGCAACCCCGCAGTAAAGCCCATCATTGAGGCAACCCAAGCTCAGCTTATTCAGAAGTTCCCCCAGGCAACTCCTGCTGAGCTTACTAAGATGACTCAAGACTACATCTTAGCTATGGGTAATGCCTTCGCCCCGCAAACTCCTGTTAACAGCAATGGTCCGCAGGAGGTAGATTGGGAAGCTTTCTTGCGAAGCTAACCTTTCGCTCAGTTACTTTCCTTTTGCATTCTTTTTCTTTCTCAACAAATCAATTAACACTGAGAGGTGTATTATGGGCTTTAAACGAGCTAACGTATCGGCAGATGGTAAGCTGGTACAACCGATGCGGCAGGGTGATGGCTTTTTGGCTAACGTACTTCCGCTTAACTTTAACGCAGAAGCGGACGCTACTATCACTACGGCTCAACTGAGCGGTGGTGCTATCCTGCAGGGTCTGACTCTTACCAGTGATGTTACTTACACTCTACCTACAGCAGCACTGCTGGCAGCTGAGTGGCCGGAAATGGATGTTGGGGACGCTTTCACTTTCTACGTAGGTAATAACCAAGCAGCTGCTTTTGATGTAATTATCGCAGTAGGCGCTGATATTACCGCAGTCGGAACCAACAACAATTTGACAGTAGGTCCGCAGGCTGGCAAGATGTTTACTCTTGTCAAGACTTCTGCTACTACCTTTGACCTTTACTAATCTCAGTTTTCGGATCCAGGAGATCTAACTTATGACTATCGGCGTATTTAATACTGGTAATTTCCAGACTGATCTGGCGAAGAAATCGTTCGCTGGCATGATCACGCGGCTTATGCCTAACGGTAATGCTCCGTTGTTTGGACTTACTTCCATGCTTAGCGATGAGACTGCTCTGCAAGTAGAGCATGGCTTCTTCACTAAGACCATGGTATTTCCGGAGATGAAGATTAATCTGGCAGCAGGTTATCTTGCTACAGATACTACCTTCATCGTTGACACAACTGCTAACATTCTGCCCGGCATGATCATGCGTATTGAACGCACCGGAGAGAACGTAATCATCAACGCAGTCAACAGCGCAACTACAGTCTCTGTAACTCGCGGAGTAGGCACTGTAGCTGCGGCTGCTATTAACGATGACGATGATTTTTATCAGGTAGGTAATGCGTTTGAGGAATCTTCAAACCGTCCTTCTGCTAATAACATCATCCCGGTGCGGGTAACTAACCTTACTCAAATCTTCCGTAATACTTGGGCTATCTCTGGCTCTGCTCAGGCTACTCAAGTTATTGCTGGCGACAGTACTGATGCAGAGAACCGTCAGGATTGTGCAGCTTTCCATGCTGCTGATATTGAGAAGGCTATCTTTTTCGGTCAGAAGTCCCAAGGCACTCGTAATGGTCAGCCATTCCGTACTATGGATGGGTTGATCAACATGATTGAGACAGCCTCTTTCTATCCGCCTAGTTACGGTGGCTCTACTAACAGCTTTACTGCTGGCGCTACTACTAACTGGACTCAGTTGGAAGGTTTCCTTGATCCTGTGTTCGATCAGACTACTGATCCTAAAGGCGCTAACGAGCGAGTTCTGTTCTGTGGCGGGGATGCTAAGGTAGTACTGAATAACATCGGTCGCCTGAATGGTACTTATCAGCTGCTGGACGGACAAACCAACTGGGGTCTGCAGTTCTCTACTCTTACTACTTCTCGTGGTAAGTTCCGTATCATTGAGCACCCGCTGTTCAATACCAACTCTACTTGGTCTAAGATGGCCGTAGGTGTGGACCTGCCTACTTTCCGTCTGGCTTACCTTGCTGGCCGTAAGACTCAGAACATGGAGTTCAACACCAAGGGTCAGCAGGCAGCTGATAACGGCATTGATGCTGTAGGCGGCACCCTGACCACTGAGCTGACTACTGTTATCAAGAACACTCCTGCTAATGTAGTCATCCGCAACCTGACTGCAGCTGCTACCGGCTAATAGTTAGTTAGTAGCTCCCTAGCCCCGTACTCTGCTGAGGCGGGGCCGCTCTTATCCCCCTCCACTCTACTCCCAAAACAAAGGTAACTCCCATGACTCTTAACCTAGGCAATCTTAAAACCGGACTGGAAACACCTGAACCTGCAGCCTCCAAAGAAACAGCTGCTGCTGCAGATCCAGTTAAGTATCAGCACTACAAATCCTCTCGTGCATCTGTTCGCCTTATCTCTACCGCCGGACGGCGAATTACTTTTATCAATCATCAGTTTGTAACCTGTGAGCAAGAGCTCATTGATTACCTTGATGATGAGATTGCCAAAGGAGTTCCTGGTATTACTCGTGGCGAGCTACTTACCCGCGAAGAAGCTGATCCTATGTCAGCTATCAAACGTAAGCACTTTGAAGAGTTCAAAGCTATGCAGGAAGCTGAGCGAATTGCTGCAGCTAAGGGAGAAGAAAAGGATATGGGTACTACAGTAAGTAAGCCCGAAGTATCCCCTGCATCTACTCGTAAACTGGGAGGCAATGCTGCAGGCTCTACTTCAGCTGACGCTGCTGGCTCTAACTAAGTAATTAACTGGAGGTCTCTTAAAGGGGCCTCTACTTAAGTACTTAACGGAGTACATATAATGACTTTTGATGAACTGGTTGCTGAGGTATACTTGCTTACCAACCGCCCAGATTTAGAGGCAGAGACCAAGTCAGCTGTTAAAAGAGCTACATTGAAAGCTCACCAGACTGACTTCTACTCTAAGGATATTTATGAATCTGGTATAGAGTTTCCTACTGCCGATTATCGCCAATCGTTGGATTACATAACTCTGTTCTCTAATTTCCGAGCGCTTAAATATCTACGTAGAGTAGAAGATGAGAATGATGATGTTGGTAAGTTCTTTGACATAGTGCAGCCAGAAGAAGTATTGGATGCCTACGGAAGAAACCGCAATGATATAGCTTATGTAGCAGGGAGAGTTTTGGAGATTAGATCTAGTGTCTCTTTCTCTAAAGCTCTCCTTGGTGCTTATGTGCTGCCTATAGTAAGGGAAGGAGCATATTTATCCTGGGTAGCAGAGCAGCATCCTTATGCTATCGTCTTCGAAGCTGCACGAGTTATTTTTAAATCAATCGGATTTGATGAAGAGTCTGCTCAGTATAATCAACTGGTAGCAGAAGAATATAACTTACTTAAAATGTCAGCTTTGTCTGATGTTGGTTATTAAGAGGACTATACAATGGCAGGCGAAGCTAATATCTGGAACCCTAGAACTCTTATACAGATACAGGGAAATGAGAAGTCTGTAAGTGAAGTGATCGTGGCTACTGCAGGTCAGGTTTTCTTCACCTTATCTGAGTTTCAATATGTCATTAACTCAGGCGCTTTGGAAGTTCATAAGAATGGACTTCTACTCACCAAAGGCGTAGACTGGAATGAAGTGTCGGCTACTAGCTTCAACATCTTTTCAGGAGTATCCGCCGGGGATGTTATAGTCGCTACAGCCTCTGTTGGGGTAACTGTTTTACAGGAAGAGCAGGTAGTTATTTCAGAGGCTACAGAGGTCTTATCCGCAGGGCAGACTGTGGTCACTTTCGGAGATAACCTACTGGAAGCTGCTTTGTACTTAAATGGGGACGATGTAGATAACGGGAGGTTAGATCCTAATTTAGATTATAGCATAGACTCTACAGGCAAGATAGTAACTTTAGCTCAGTCTTACCCTGCAGGAGCCAGATTAACTGCTACTTTTAAACAAGCGGGCGGGTTATCCCAGTCTAACCTTATTCAAGTATTTTCTAATAAGTCAGAGTTGGTAGCTTCCCCTCTTACTGCAGGGCAGTATGTTAGAACCAAAGGGCTATCAGTAGCAGGGGATGGCGGACATGGTGACTACCTAGTCAAGACTGCTGCGCAGGCCTCTGCTGATGGGGATGTGATTGATGAGGTAGTCAATCTTACCATTTATAATGGTAATGTTGCTGTGTACCAAGAGCCAAATGTTGCAGGCAATCCCAATAAAGTAGACAGGGTGTTCGCTGGTGTCTTACGGAGAGATACGGGGACGACTGAACCTAACGTAGTAAATGCGAACAACTGGTTCTGGATTGATAACTCCGGACACGCCCCGGTAAATATCGATTACAGCCAGGGGGATAATGCAGGCACCACCCAAGGAGGTGTCGAACTGACAGCTGGTGGGGTCGACCTAGGAATTTATCACGCATCGGGGGATATTGCTTCCGTAATTGCTGGCCCTGATGAGACGTTTGCTAAAAAGGGCGTCTTAATAGGGGCCTCAGGTGGCGGCGGGTTCAGTGTTTTATCTATGAGTGCCCCGTGCTATTTCAAATGTGATATGTCTGCTCTGACAATTACGGAGTTAGATGAAAGTCTTTGGGGTCCAATCGCAGGTAATGCGCGCTTCTCAATAGCAAAATCATCGTCAGGGCTTATTACTGTCGGTCACCCAGGCGTGGTAGATAACTCTGTCCACCAAGTGCGTATTACATACAAGCCAGCGGTATCAACCGGGCATAAATTCATACCAACCTACATTTCAACCGGGGGCTCTACGTCCACAACCTGCTTCCTTTTAGGCCAAGCTGAGGGTGTAGTTAGTTACGATGGTGTTAGCACATTCGCCTTCTCTAGCTTGGAAAGTTGGGATGCTGCAGATTGTTCAGCAGTGTGGGACGGAGTTAACGGTGTTCTGACTGTAACCCACCCGACATTGGCGGCAGACACAGCCTCTGCTTGCTCTGTTGTTCACAATGTTCTTTCTGCTACAAACCCAGTGCTAGTGTGCTCTGTGTTTGATCAAAGCCTTACTGGGTTCAAGGTCAAGGTCAGGACAATGGCCGATGCGGTCCCAACTCTTAGCACTAATGTGTCTTTTCTATTCAATAGGGGGATGAGTGCCTTGGTAGATGATTCTAAAATAACTGGTGAACTTTACGTAGAGATTAACAGGGCACAGTTGCGGGCAGACCAGATGGACTCTGCAGCGGCTAACATTTGGGTGTTGGGGGTTGTAGAAGCCGAATAACTTACAGCCGTCCCTCGGTAGATGGGTAGGAGAATAAAATGAAAATATTTGAAACAGTAGCTGCGCTGCAAGCGGCAACCCTGACGGCAGGGCAGATAGTAAGGACTAAGGGCTATACGGCAGCAGGGGATGGTGGGCATGGTGACTACCTGACGGTTGCAGGAGATAGCAGTAATGGTTTAGATAAATTACTTCTAGGGAACGGCAATACGGCAGAACTGATGAACCCTGAAATTGCTGACATACGAGCATTTGGGATCATAG